TTAAACCGTCTGATGTCGCGCTTTATCAAACGGCTTTTTAGTCTTGTGTATATAAAAGGCGATTTTTGCCAATTTCCGCATTAGTGCAACGATGATTATCATCTTAGGCTTTTTTGCCGCTTCTAAATTTCTGACAAGTTGAGGAAATGCATTCATGCGGTAGGCAACAAGGGCAGGCATAAACAAGGCGCGTTTTAATTGCCGGTGTCCGTATCGGCTCAATCTGCCTTTTTTATTGACACTTGTCCCTGATTGTTCAATTTTTGGACTTAGGCCGGCAAAGGCTACAAATTTATTTGCTGTTTCAAAATTTTTATCTGTCAAGTGTCTTAGTAGGATCACTGCGGTTTCTTTTCCTATTGCCGGGATGGTTTGCAGGTTTTGATATTCGATATTTAGACTTTCTTTCTGTTTTATCATGCCTTCTATCCGCTTTGATGTCTGATCTATTTTTTCTTCAAGTAGTTCTATGATTGCTTCATGGGTTGATTTTATGTAGATGTCTTTTGCAGTATGTAACCTGTTTTGTGTTTCTTTTTGCTGTTCTTTTAGTTGTTGCAGCAGATTAACCAGCTTATAGAGTATGGGATTTTCAGACGGCCTAAACGGTGTAAGTTTGTCTAAGTGTCGGTTTGCAAATTCGGCAATAAGTTTTGAATCTGCTTTATCTGTTTTTGTATGGCTAAACTGACTTTTTGCGTATTCTTTGATTTTCAAAGGATTAATAACAAAAATCGTATATAGCGCGCTCAAATATTCTGCGGCCTGTTCGTAGTAAATGCCTGTTGCTTCCATACTTATGGCAATTTTTCTAATTCTTTTTGTTTTTATCCAATTAATCAGATTTTCAAATCCTTCTGTATTGTTTGATATTTTTATATAGTCTTTGCTTCCTTTAGTTGTAATCAATGTTGCGTCTATCGTGTCTTTAGATACGTCCAACCCTATTACATTCATTTCATTTTCCTTATTTATTCAGCCTGTAATGGCTATGATGATATTCAATCTTTAGGATGGTCAGACGATTCGGCATTTCTTTTCCTCAATTTTAGCTTTGGTCGACTTGCTGCCTAAACCGCCCGGGCTTTTATTTTGCGCTTAAACAAAAACCTGTAAACCGCCTTAATTAAAACGATTTACAGGTTTCAATTTAATTTACCCAATTTCAAAAAGGCGGGAGTACCCGCACCCCATTGATATTTATTTAACCGTTGATTCCGCTTAGGCTACATCAACAATTAAATAAATATCTCTTAACTGCCGACCTTTGCACCGTTTTGCAATCCTGTTGTTTCGCCTGCTTCAACATAGCCGTCATACATCAGGTTTTGAGGGCTTTTGCCGCCCATCGTAAGCACTTGTCCATTTTCAGGCGTGTAGGCTGTCTGCGGTGCTGTTTGTGGCTGTTGTACGGTGTACTGTTCATCCTTATAGGGATTGAAAGGCAGGCCGTTTTTCACGTAGTCCTTACACATGGCTTTAGTAACTTCTTTTAGCGGCGTTCCTTGTGCGCTATAACAAGTACAGCCACTATTACCACCTTCAACGCAACCGGCGATGTATTCAAAGGTTTTAACTTGTCTTACATTGTCATAAATTGGCTTGCTTTCAGGTTTTTCGGCAAGTGTAGGTACAAAATCTTCAGGCTTTAAACTACTAGTCGGTTGAGGCGGTGTACTATTTTCCGGCATTGTAACTTCATCCGTTGTATCTGATGTCGACAATGCCGCTGTCTGTTGATTTTCCTCTTGGTTAAATCGTTTACTCATTCCATTAATGGTATAAACGGCAAAACCAATTAATAAAGGTAAAAACAAGGCTACGAATATAAGACTTTTTGGGATACGTCTTTTCGGCTTAGTATGCACTTCGGCGGACTTGTACATGCCAAAAGACTTTTTAGGAACTACAAACGTTCTTTCTATTGCCCTAGCGATATTCACACTGCTATCAGGCTGATCTACACATTCATTCCATTCGTAAAGCTTACGTCCCACTGGCTTAATGGAAACGTGCATATGCCGTTGTACAAGCTTTCTTACGAAACTATCAAGAAAACTTGGATGTTGAGTAATCAGCACAATATCTAAACCATGGTGTCGATGTAATGCCAAAGCTTCTATAAATGGAGGTACTTTTGAAGCGGCGGAACGTGTACCCAACAGCCTTTGCGCTTCGTCTATGATGACGAGCGAGCCATAGGGGAGGAAGTCTTGAAACGGTTTCTCTTTAATTTGTTCATCTGTAAGTTCTTCATGTTCTATCTTCAATTCAGGGATACCGTTTACAAAGAGAGGGCGTTTTTTCTTTACACCGTCTTTATCAGTAAAATGTGTATAGCTTTCGTCTGTCATCAACATATTGACGATAGAGCTAGTCTTGCCGCTACCTGGTACGCCAGTTTGTAAAATAATCATTTAGCTTTTCCCCCTGGAATAAATGACAGTTTGCTGATACTTTGCATGGCAACGTTAAATGCAAATGCACCGAATATCAGACCTAATGCATGGCCGAAACCTGCCATCATGACAATTTGAAGTATGTCTGACGGCATTGAGTTGAACTGATTTTTTACGTAGTCTTTTATAAAACCTAATCCAACTGTAAAACCTGTATAAGTTACAAAACTAATGCCAAGGGCAATAAATACTTTTGCAACAATATAGGTTAATAGCCTTTGTAATATGGCGAAAAACGCAGCTTTCATGCTTTAGTCCTTTCTACTTGAAAACATGATATATGCTGCTGCTATCGCAGCGATACCAATCACAAGGAATCGGATCATTTCGGCAAAATTACAAATCATGTCATATTTAAATTCCATGGTTATGCCCAAATAGGTTGCAGTTCTTGGAGCAGGGCAAACACCATTATCGGGTAGGAAGAAATCAGGGCTAAATGTTGTATCGTTATTTGTATGAGGAATTTTGAAAGGTTCTTCTTGTTCCTCTACATCGCCTTTTTCTGAACAAGCTAATATGTCAGGGAAAACATTACAAAGTAATCCTTTTGATTCTTCTTTCTTGTCATCTTTTTTATCTTCTTTTCTTTTATCAGATGGATCATCATCCGGATCAGGTTTATCATCTGGACGTTTATCAGGCTTATCATCTGAATCAGGATTGTCATCAGGTTTTTTATCGGGCTTTCCATCAGGATTAGGCGCAGGATCTGGATCAGGTTTGGTATTGGGTGCTTCAGATCCGCCCGGTGTGAGGTCGGGGCGCTGTGTTGTTGCAACATTTGCCGTTGTATTGCCATTTGAATCTTGGCCGAAAGTAATCGTAATTTGCACCGGCTTGCCGTTTTCGGGAGTGACAGGGCCAATGGTTACGACTGTTCCGGCAGGAACTTTGATATTTTCTTTATATTCAGGTTTACCCGTGCCTTCTACAAAAGGCGTAGGGTTTGCGTCAATAGATGGGGTAGAGATTTGTATGAATTTTTCATTTGTCAGAACTTCTGTATCTCTCATTTTTAAACGAAAAGAAACTGAACTTCTGCCGTCATTACCTCTTTTAACTGAACAACTACCTCCATTTAAATCGAATTTACATTCATCTAAATGGTAATATTCCCAAAATTTTGAACCTAAATCTTTATCAAGTTCCTTTTTGCGTTTTTCCCAAAAAGGGCCAGCCAGTTTTTCCATTTGGCCTTTCATAAGTTCTTCTGCTTCTCTTTGGCTATTACCGCCTTTTCTGTAAGCACTTAAAACCGAACTATCAACGCCATAACATGCAACATCTTGCACTCTGTCGCTTTCGTCTCTAACCCAAATACAATTTCTAGCCGGCCATTCTTTTAGAAATTCTTCGCTGACTTCATTCCATTTGTAACCTTCAAACTCAAGATCAGATTTAACAACTTGATAGGCTTGGTAGGCGAGCAGTGCGCCACCTATGTAGAGATTGCCTCGACTTGAGGCTGCTATTTGCGCACCTTTTTTGACTAGACCGAACGCACCTGATAGAACGGCTTTTCGAGAGACGGTTGCTTCAACGGTTGCGCCGATTCGGACAGCCGATGAAGCTCCGGTAGATGTATGAAATATTTCGGCCGATACTGATTGTTTTGAAACATATTTTTCAAAATGTGGGGTATAACTTCTATTGATTAATTTCTTAAAACCATCATCGACTTTAGCATTTACACCATTCCCCATTTGAAAATTAGTCTGCGTAGCAAAAGCACTATTCGAACAAATTATTAAAACACTCAATATCAGCGGTGAACACTTTTGATAAAAGAACGCCATTTCCCGAACCAATCTTATAAACAGCTATGCTGTAATCAGGAAATCTAATTTCTAAATAAGTCCCTAAAAACCTATGTGAAAAATTCCTGCATAAAGCATAGAAATCAGAACCGGCAAATCGCGAATTTTGTGCAATCAAATCACAATAAATATAAGCCATAGACATTCCGTAATATTCGTCTAATTGGTTATATTTGCGTTTTGCCAAATACTCTTCAGTAATATTTAAAATCAACATAATGCTAACTTTCGTAATGGTTGCTGAAAGTTAGATTATATAGCCATGTCATTTAAAAATCATCCAGCCCACCACAACCGGAACAAACACACCAAGATAAAAATAAAAATCCATCATAATGCTACCTCAATTTCTGCCATATCAACCTGATACCCCAAACCGCTGCCATGATGGCAACTACTGACCAACCTATATAGGATCCGTCCTTCATGCTGTCTATCGGGTTACATTCTGGCAATTCAGCTTTTAAAATCTGCTCCCCATATTTCCAGCCAAACTTAGTAAAATTAAGCTGATATAGCTTTCCGTCATCGCCAATTTTGGGAGGCACTAAACTGAAATAGACGTTTTCGGCATCCTGACGGGTTGCGTAACAATTATTTCCGACTTGGTAGCCCATTATTTAAATTCTCATGTCAATTAGTATTCAGACGACCTTTAAGGGGTCGTCTGAAATGTGCTTCAAATTAACGCAATACGCGGCGGATCAGCTGGATAGCGAAGATTGAAGCGATAATACCCAGTACGATGGCCGCAACGGATAATGCATCAGTCTTTGCAGTGGCCAGGTCGGTTTTAACGCTTTCAGGTACTTCGGCCCATGCTTGAGTAGCCAGGGCCAGAGGAGCAGCGGCAACAACGGCCAGTTTTGCGCCGTATTTACGGCAAGTGTTCATCAATTTCATGATGTTTTCCTTAACGAAATGTTTAAAAAAATGTGTTTGCGGGCTATGTGAAGGTTTTAGAGACCGCCCGCCGAGCCTCTTAAACTTAATCTTCTTTTGTATAAAAACTGAAAATTAAAAATTCACCGCCGATTTCTTCAATCGCCGAACTGAAAGCGTCTTCATAGCTTTCATATTGACCGGCAGATTTAATATTGGGCGTAAAGCCAATATCGCCGAATGGATCGGGATAGATGAATTCATGATTTTCGAGTTCTTGTACAATAAATTTTTGCTGATACTTACTCATGATTCAGCCTTTCTTAGGCTTTGGGCGCAGCGCCTTTAACTTGGAAATCAAGCAATTTTGGAACGAGGCCTTTACCTGTTGATTCCATTGCAACGGTTACGTCAACCGCGCATGGGAATTTAAGATTTTTCAGCTTGTCGAAATTATGGCTATCGCCAAATTTCATGCTTGCTGCGGTAAAGCCTACGGCATTGCCGTTTGAAGGCATTGGGCTGGCTACCAAAACAGTGCAAGAATCGATTTTGTTACCGTCGATTTCGCCTTTAAATTGTTTTGCGCCCAACAGGGTTGCTGAATACGTGGTTACTTGGCTTTGCTCAAACATTTTGAATTTCCTTTACTTGTTTAAAAAATTTGAAATAATTTTCTCTTCGAGTTCGATGTCTTTAATGTGTTGTTTTTCCCTATCTTGTGGGAATGCGGTTTCTTTCTCATCAAGCAAATCATCAAGTAATGTTTGCATATTCAAATCATCAATTGCTTTTTGCTCTTCGTGTATATACTGAATCTTTTGTGTTTGATCTCTACAGTCGTATTGTTCAGGTTGTAACCCTTTGGGATAACCTTCAATGCCTTTTACAAGTTCATCTACAATTTTTGTATCATCCCAGCCTATATCGCGGAGGAAATTAACCATCTTTCCAACCTGATTACGCGCATGAAACAGTTTATGATCGAAAGATAAATTTACTGTTTCTGTCTTGGCATCCATCCGCTTGGCTTCTGTTTTGAATATCGCCTTACATATCGGATAAGCACCGCCAAGATATGAACCGGGATAAAGCAAAACATCTAAGGGGATTTCTATATCGCCTGCCCGAAATTCAGTTTCAAACCTGACCCATGGACTGTTGACATCGCCAAATTGTTTTCCTTTCTCATAAACACGTGTAAATTTAGAATTGCCGCGTTTACCTACATAAAAGGTTTTGCCGCTACCGTCATCATTGCGCCATGCAGTACCGCGGCATTCACTTTTTGGCCTCATGTTATGAACATCAAAATGACCGTTATCATGATCAAGTAATGCCTGATCGGGTGTGTATTCGCCGTTAAAAAAATCATGTGCCACATCAACACGGGTAATCTTTGGACGTATGCACTTACTTAAAAACTCATACAATCGGCTTTCCCAGCCCGGTATAGCAGCCTGACAACCTGTACCATTCAATTCAACCAGCATTGTTTCTCGCTGACCGCCATAATGAACTTTTCCGTATTCAACGTTATCCGGGCCTAGTTGGTAACAGCTTTTATAGAAAAACTTTCCTTTGAACGGTAATTTTTGGGTAATGCCAAAACCTAAAATTTCTTCTAACAGCTCGCTATACTTCACAACGAATTCTGTATCTGATACCAATCCTTTACCTATTACTTTCGGCAAACTGTCTTCGTGAATTGTGAAAGTGATTTGGTCAATAAATGCGCCGTCATCCCTCCCACGTCTTAACGGTATTTCAATGAATTTGCCTTTTCCATCCGATACGAAATGGCTGAAATATTCAAATTCGAAGTCTTGGTTATCCGATTTTTCCGCACCCTTCGGATTAGGGGTTTTATTTTGCTCCCCCCCTATGCGCGGGGGGGGCCGCCTTCCGGGGGTGGCCGCCCCCTGCCCGCCCGCGGCCGCGGCCGCCATGTCTGCGCCTACCGCCACGGCTTTATCTTCCCAAGCTTTCACGACTAAATTCCTCAT